TTTACAGAATCAATAAGAGAAATTACTTGAGTTCTAATCTCTGGAGTGAGCTTCTCCATTTCTTCTCTTACGATGTCCTGTGTTATCCATCTTTGATAATCAGCAGCATAATCGAGTACCTGTTGTGCGAAGGTATGTTCTGTTTCTGCATCATAATCAAACTGATAACCGCAATGAGGACATGAGACAACGGCACCACCGTTGAGACTCTTCAGCAATAAATTTAATTCCATATCGTAACTTTTTAAACGTTCATCGCTATACCCATGCTGCAAGAACGCTTTACGAACGAAATCGACAGCTTCCTTTATCTGCTCATCAGTAGCAGATTTGATATTCACCAGGAACGTTTGAGGATTACTTCCCCAACCTGTCAATGTAGAATACTCCATCATTCGCCATTCGAGCACTTTGCAAGGATCAAGTGAATCCCTCTTAATAGCTTTGACACCGATGGAGTGTTCTAATGTGCGACCATGCTCTGCATACAGTTTATAATCAGCCAGGATATCCAGCGACATCTGTTTTTTGAGGTTCATTTGACCGGCCATAATCAGATTACCGTCTTTTTCTTCACCGCTCAATGGCACGCCTAACAACTGGTCTGTACGATGATTCAGAAACCAACGCATTCGACCAATATTCTCTTTCAATGTCTTGTTGAATGATCCGGGCATGGATATGTCATTCTGTGAGTCCTTCACACCGATACCGTTAACCGCAACGGTAACGACACCTTTCTCATCAACGTCATTTGCCTTTGTCTTGTACTGAAGGCTTTTGATTTTCTCTTCCATTTTCAACTTCACTTTTTGTGTTAAGACTAAATATTTGTTTAACTATCTCTCGTTCCTGGTCCGACATATCAAATAATGTTTTATCGAACATAGGTTCTTCAAATTTACTTTCACCAATCTGTGCCCGCCAATCATTGTACGTTATCAGGCCACTAAGGAACTGGTCTTTGCACCTGGTATTCACATTGGTTTTAACTTCCTCGGCTTCTTTTAATCCTTCTTGCAGGCAATCCACGTCAGAGAAATCACAGTCCAAATAATAGCCGCTTGCTTCAAGTCCCAAGAATTGGGTAAACTCACTACAAAACTGTTTTGCTAACGGAATGATAACAGAGGAATAGGCGCTCTTCTCTGCCGTAGATTGATTGCTAAAAGTAGACTGGTCTTTGCGAGGAACTAATACAGCGGGAATACCGTATGCACCTGCAATACTAATAGCATCTGCAAGTGTTTCCTCAAAAGGTTGAAGTTCTGCAATAGTAAGATTGGTACGTACAAAACCTAATGGAATATCAGACAAGCCATATGGTAATTGATTCTTGCCTACTCCATATTTACCATAATGCTGTTCCAATATTTCTTTCTTTTCATTGTCAGTCATTGCAATAGGCCCGGATTCGTCTTGCTTCATGTTGATAAGGAATCCTAATCCACCGCGCTTTACATAGATTACATTACGAGCTTCGTACACAGCAATAAGGTTCGATATCGGCTTCATTTGCGAAAAGAGACGGCTTCGCGATTTCATAAATCCACTTCCTGAATAATAGCTAACATGACCATCTCTATCATGCCATATTTGATATGCAGGAATGTTCACAGTGCTTAAGATGCCGTAGCCCAAGCGATAGCCGCCGATTATTTCCTCTTGATCGGCTATGCCAAACAACGGAATACTACTACCTAAAACTGGAAGTACTTCTACACAATCAGCAGGAAGCTCCCAATAGTTTGAGCAATAACGCCATTTTTCTGCATTCGAGAAGCTGTCAGACATTGCAGCACGTGTAAAACTGTTACCCAGACACAGCTTATATACGAAATGCTGATAAACATTTTGTTTCCATGTCATCAGGCAATTAGGTCTAAGAAGTATCTGATTCAGATTCTTATTGTTCCAAACAATACTATCATCTTTCACTTTCTTGAACTGAAAGTTGGCACTGGCAATACGGGATGCAATATAATCTATCGGAAAAAAGACTTCCGGAACAGATTCAAAAAGAGACAGTAAGTTACGAGAACAAACAAACGGAGAAGAAAATAAATCCTCAACAGTTATTTTTATCCCTTCAGGAAGTTTCTTTTCCTCACCTGTATCACTAATGACTTCTACATTAGCATCCTGTACAGGTTCTTCTTCTGACTTAGATTTTTTACGAAACCAGCTCATTTATTTTTTATTTGAAACAAATGTATGAATATGAATAATCGGTTTCTCAAAACACTAAAATCTTGAAAAATGAAAGATGCACAAAAACGATATTAACAAACTATATAACAACTATTTACGCAGCAGATGATTCAGGAAACGATTTTATAATGTGATATGCAAGGCCGCTTAAAATAATGCTTGCACTTTTATTCTCACTATTTATGTTATAGTCCATCAAATTAGTAATGAAGTCACTATAATCTTGTGATTCTTCTAACATCTTTGGTGATAGCAAAAAGTTATTTCTTATAAAATCAGAGGTAGCAGCTATTCGCTTATCCACGTCGGCAAACTCTTTCTTTACTCTTACTTCTGTATCTTTCACAAGTTCCCTCAACTCACGTACAGTCTGATAATAGGCAGATGAGCATTCAAAAAGACACGTATTAGCGTTGTGCTCTAAACATGCGGTCTTAATTTCCTCTATGGAAGATGTTTCTCTAAACAAGGCATCAGTTAAATGCCACTTACCACCACAACGGGACGCCTGAACAAGAACAAATGTACCATCTACATTCGGCATGACATAGACAAGCCGCTGCGAGTAGACATTTTGTGCTTCCGGATTAAAGAAATCAAGCATACCCTTACCACCATAGAGATTTCTTTTTCGTCGGTTACTAAATTCTGTGTACTGTTCATTGCATAAATCTACTACAACATACCGGAACGTATCAGATAAGTGCCCGTGTTCCTCATAGCTCTGCAAAGTTGTTTTATTTTTCACCTTAGTTTTGAGAATGGCACCGTTGGCATCTTTCTGCACGCTCATGTAGTCCTCAATAGATACAGAACATGATTCGTCGATGTAGATTTCTATTTCAGGAACAGTACTGTCAAAGATGGCATTGATAAACTCACCGGTCATCGCTACACTCGGATTCTTGTTACCTACCTTATCCTCAATCTCGAATCCTTCTTTCTGCAATGTATCTATGAATAAGTCCATCCAGGAACGTTTCTCATCATCGAAACTATTAGCGGATTTCGTTGAGGCGTCACCGTGTACGTATAATATGTTAGAATATTGAATGAATTTCAGATACTTGGCTACGAGTTTAGAAGATTTCTTCACTGTGTTGTTCGGGCTTTCGGCGCATGTCTCATGGAATTGCCAAACTTTGGTACCGGTAGCGAAATCTACTTGCCAGTACGACACACTGATATATGGCAGTACATTGTTATCGACTGATATATGAATAGGCAGCCCCGGGACATATTTATGTTCACCGGAATGTTTGCCACGATTGAAGGAACCGAAGAACTCGCTACCGGTACGAATAACACCCCACTCTCCCAATGCGTACACATTATAATAATCCGGATCGTGAACCCTATCATATTCAAAGTCGGCCACACATTGCTCATCATAGAAACCATACGTACCGTCAGGACTACCGACCACCCAAAAATTATTCAGGTAGGTAGATTGAATAATAACTGTATTTGAGTCCTGTTCCTCGATTTGCTTTGTACGAGGATTAAGTATTTGCCGGGGTGCATTCTTCTTTACGGATTTGACCTTAGTAAGCTCTTCCGGTAACTCTTTGCCGGCAATGGTAACCGACATCGGCACATCGTGCCATTTGTCTTTGTCGATAAATTCTTTCTTTATCCAGTGGCTTTCACTTATCGGGTTAAAGGTACAAATAATCTGCTGGCCTTTCTTACCACGCAAGCGCTTACGTAGCTGTTTGAAATCCGGATGCTCAAACTCTGACCATTCCTCTAACTGAACACGCTTATAGTTGGAGATACCCTTTATCTTCTCCGGATCATCAAGACCGGAAAAATCTATCTTAGCTCCATTGGCCAGACATTTGATTGTGTTCTGCTGGAACTTAAACAAATGGGATATGCCAAGACCTGCCGCAGCGACCTTATAATCTTCATAAATGGTTTTGAGTATAGAAGCTCCTACCTTACGCATGACTAGAGTATTCTCACCGTCCTGTAATGTCTGTATCAGTATAGTTTGTGCCACACTGTACGATTTACCGGAAGATGAGCCACCATACAAGATAATGAAACGGATAGTCTCATCATTCAAGTACTTCAATAGATAGAATCCATTAGGATTTAGCTTCTTATAATTTATAACCATATTGTTCTAAAAGTAATGTTTATCCGTAGGGAAAACACAGGAAATAGCCTATAAAATTGTTCTATTCGTCCGATTTATCATTTTCATCAAAGCCAATACGAAGTTCACTGACCTTGTTTCCGTCTCCACCTTTGATGTTAACATTCTTATCTGCTTCCCATCCATTCCAAGCACCTAATATCCGGGCCGCTTCTGTCTTGCCGTTGAACTCATAATTAACCACTCCTCTATTATTCTGAATCTTCTTCAACGCATTACGGGCACGCTTTGGTAGTTGGGACGGACTTCTCATCTTTGTTTTCCCGGTAACAGGGTCTACATAATGCAAATCATCGGGGTCAGCGAGTACAATATCCATTAATACCTTCTCGACCGTTTTCCTCTCTACTTCAGACTCTTTCGCCCTCTGTTGCTTAATCTCATTTATCCTTGTACTAACCTTGCTATTTGCTAATAGTCTACTGGCAGCACTCCAAATCGTTTCAGGCTTCATGTTGGAAGTATTATAAGACATTCTATATGCTTCACTTGCATTACCTTCTGTATCAACGTAATATTTACAGAATTTCTCTTGCTTAAATGTTAATGGTTCCTCTCGCTTTCCCATATCAATTATTGTTTATTCCTATGAGAAAAAGAAGCTGCTCTCTATCTTTTAAAAGCTCATAGGTGGCAAGTAATGTACTGCCAGTTGTTAATATGTCATCGTACACTATAATTTTCTTTTCCTTTATCGGACGAAGAAGAAAAAATTCCGGATTCAATCTATCTTTAGTTAGGCACTGGATTGCATTCTCATAGAATGGTATTTTCACCGCCCCAGCTATTTTCGTGCAGATAGAGGTTGCAAAATGAAAGCCCTCGTAGTGTCTCCGTCGCGGTGTGGTGACTATACACCATCCTTCACATCCCCCTA